ACTTTCGGGCGCGGAAAACTGTCTATGTCCGGCTACTGGGAAATACCCTGCGAAATCTGTGCTCGCGATTTCGAACGCAGGTTCCCGAACGACGGAGAAGCGTGGCCTTTTGTCACGCCGCGCAACGAATGATATCCGACGCCAGCAGCATATTACCTCTATCGACAGCATGACCGAGCAGCAAACCACCGCGCTCCGCAATCCCTGCCGAGCACCCATCGAGTGCGTGGACTGGCGCTTTCTCTCCTTCATTCAGGCAGACGGCCATCTGATCCGCGTCATGCTCACCGTCAACGTCGCGCCAGACGACAGCGCCGTGTGGATGTCCAGCGCCGCGATCCTTGTCGAAGACAGACCGCTGCCCGTTTACGCTTGGAACCGCAGCCAGCGCGAACTCGCTGCACAAGCCGCGCTCTATCTCCTCAAAGGCGTCGGCGACGAACCCGCCACCAGCATCGAGCCCGCGCGCATCTCCCTCACCTTTCACCGCCCCTGCACCCCGGCAGAGCGCCAGCTCATCCCCGGCGCCGCCGTCATCCTCGCACCAGTAGATGCCTCGCCCCGCTGCTCCTGCAGCCAACCCATGCGCTGGAGCACCGAAGACCACTGCTGGTTCTGCGACCAGTGCCAGACCAACTCTCACCCGGAGTGAGCACTGGCAGCAGCCTTCCGCCGATAAGTCCCTTCCGTCCCTTCCGTCCCTTCCGTCCCTTTAGTCGCTGCTACCCTGCCAACTCCGCGCCCGTCACAGTCGGCAACACCCCCAGCCGCGTCGCGTAATAGCCCTCCGTCGTCTCAGACGTTGCATGCCCGCCCTGCGCCGCTGCGGCCTCGCGCCCGTGCTTACTGTAGATCGTCGAAATGTAGTGCTTCCGCAGCTCGTAGTTCGTCCCCTTGCGACTCGCCAGAAACCGCCGCAGCTCCTTCGAGAGCGTGCGCTCTATCAAGTTGCGCCGGCCAGTCGGCGCCAGGTCCGGAGCGAAGAGCCACGGCTTCCGACGCCGCCGCAGCAGCACCGCCGCCAAGTCCCGATCCACCACATAGCGCCGCGTTATCGCTTTGCCCCGCGCCTTCTGCCAGAAATTCTCCTCCGGCCGGTTCCGCACCACCAGGATCCACCCCGCGCCCGCCTCCGCCGGCCGAAACCGCGGCTCCTTCTCATACTCAAGCCACGATCGCCGCGCCGCCAACACCTCCCGCGGACGCAGCCCCATCCGACTCATCAGCTGGTGCGCAATCCACAAGTCCACGTTCGTTTTGCGCCACCCTGCAGCCTGCTCCTCGATCTTCGCGATCACCCCCCGCTCCAGCGCCTCATGCCCATGCCGCGCGATCAGCCGACTCACACTGCAGAACCCACTCAGATCCGGCAACTCCAGCGCGTTCAGGTAAAAACTGCGCGACTTCTTGCCCGCGATGCTCTTCGCCTTCCCCAGCATCGTGTTGATCGTGTAGTTCCCCGGCAAAGGCACATCGATCACCAACCCCGGCAATTCCCCCGCTTTCAGCGCCGCCCGCAACTGCCCCCACGATCGCCGCTCACCCTCCGGCTTCGACAGATCCGCATTGTAAGCCTGCCGCAGCCGCATCCAATCCAGCGCCAGTTGCTTTGATAGGCAGCTGATCGGCAACTCCAGCACCGCTTCAGGCGAAAGCCCCGTCACCTGCTCCACGATCGAGAGCAGCGCATTCCAATTCTCCCGCCCGCTCTGCTTCATCCGCTCCGGCAGGTTCGCCATATAGACCTCCTGCACCCGCCGCAGCGCCGGCGCCGCCCGCCGCCCACCCCGCAACTCCCGCAAAGCCTGCAACCGATTCTGCCGCCACAGATGCTGCGAAGTCTTCAGCAGTTCCGTGGCAAACTCCCGAGCCGGCCGCTGACACCGACAGTCCGGCCGCGCCACAGTCGGCGACCCCTCCACCGCCAGACAAAGATCACAGATCGGAGCCCGCGCCGATTCCCCTCGCCGCGGCAGCCCCGGCAGCCGCAGCATCACAATCCAATTCGGAAAGAACTCCGGCACGCCCGCCCGAGCCCAGCGATTCACCGGCTTCCGCTGCCGCACCAAACAAAAAGACCCCAGCGCCATCAAGAGCTTGTTTTGCCGGATGTTTTACCGCTCCGCCGGCAGAACACAACAGAAAACCGCAGAACCACAAATCCAGCAAAATCGCCCCCTCACAACGCACCCTCAGCCACTTACGCACAAAACCCCTTGATCCTGAACACCCGCAAACCTCCCGCCTCGGTGGATTATGAGAGCACTGGCCCGCCGAAAACGCCCGCTGATCTCCAGCCACTTACGCCGAAAAGCGCCCAGCTTTGCCGGCTGCCTTACCGCAGCTCGCGGATCAGCTCCTTCATCGCCACCTTGCGCTGCGCCTGCACTTTCGTCTGCAGCCGCTCCTGCAGCCGCTCCAGCTGCTTTGGACCCGCGGCCAGCTTCGGGTTTGCCGCCACGTCGCGGCGCAGCTGCTGCACTGCCTGGCGTGTGCGTGGCCCGGCGATCTGCACGAACCGATAAGCCTCATCGGCCGTCAGAACTTCGCCGTATTGGGCGCCGAGCGTCTCCGCCCGCCGGCGCTGCAGCTCGCGGAAGGTGCGGCCTTTCTGCTCCTTCGGGATGTAGCCGCCGAGCGCGATCGTCTTCTCAAGCCCCGGCACCCACAAGCCATGCTGCGCCAGGAAAGCCGCATCGGGATCCTCAGTCTGCCTGCTGGCGAATCGACTCACGGCCGGCACCCGCTGCAGCTGGTCGATCTTCACCGGCTCGCCGAACACGTTCAGCGCCGGCCGCGTCGTCAGCCCCTCGATGAAAGGCACGTCCTTGAAGAAAGCCGCGGCCACCGTGCGATCAGGAATCTCCGGATCCGTGATCCGCGCGAGATCTCGCAACAGCCCCTGGGCGGGAACATACACGCCTTGAGCCATGCGACCGAATTCCTGGGCGGCGCTGCGGCGCCCTTCCACCAGGTCCAGCAGGTTCGCCGCTGAGCTGAGAAAGCCGCTGTCGAGATAGCTCTTTGGCAGCAGCGCCAGCGCGTAACCGACCTTTCCGAAGAACCCCTCATTGCGGAAGTCCTTCTTGTATCGGAGCCGATCAAAGAACCCGCCCAGGATTGCGAGCGGCGCCGCCAGCGGCGTCTCATTGTATTTAACATAGACGTCACCCACCTTCAGCGTGAACGGCTGCCATCCGCGTTGCCGCAGCTGGTGCCGCTTGTTCGCATCTTCCGGCCCCAGTGCCGTCAGCGAAATGGCGGGATCCTCCTCATCCAAATGCGCAGCCACCGCTGAGCCGATTACTGCCATTGCCAGCCCGCCGATCGCCGCAGCTGCCGCGCGCTCCCGTCGCTCCGCCGGCGAAAATCTCACCTCATCCTTGCCCAGCAAGTGCGAGCCCTTGATCGCACGCGCGAACCCGATCGGCGGGATGAAGTCCATTCCCTCGCTCGCCACATTGGCGACGATCCTCACGAACGGCACGAACGGCTTTGCCACCGGCACATCACCCCATTTCGTCGGGATCACCAGCTCACGCACCAGCCAGTTGAAAGCGCCGGCGACCACACCCATAGAGCCCTCCGGATCCTGGTTGAAAGTCATGCGCAGCCCGAACCGCTGACTCTCCGTGCGGATCTCCGCCGGCCGCTGCGCGTCCATGATCTCCAGCGTGCGCCGCGTGATGTTGCCAACGCTCGTTTCCATCCCCGCGGCCTCCAGCTCCCGCAACGCCTGGTCCCGCGCCTGCGTCGCCAGCTCCACCGTGTTCCCCAGTCGCCGCGCCAGCTCCACGCGATAATCGCCGCCATCCTTCGCCGCCGCGCGCGCCGCTTCACTCGCCTGCGAGTAAGCGTTCGCCTCGTAGGCCGACCGATAAAAGAAACAGTCAACGCCGCGCATCAGCCGAAACACGAACCGCCCCAGCGCCGCCAGCTCCCGACCGAGATCCTTGCCGCTGATATTGCGCTCGCGGATCCGCCGCACCAATTCCGCCGGCGCCATCCGATGCCACGCTTCCAGCGCGTCCACGTGCTCGAACTTGCCCAGCAGCTGCGGCTGCCCCTTCGAGTCAAACCGCACACGCTGCTCGCCTTTCCAGGCAGCCTTGAAATCGAGCGCCCCGACCTTCGCGCCCTCGATCATCCCGCGCACGAAAGCGGCCGTGTCGCGCCGGTTGCTCACCAGCGCCCGCGCCACGCCACGCATCAGCAGCTGCGCTCCGGATCCAAAGGCATTCACCGCCTGCGTGTTGATCCCCGAAAGGATGTTTGCATACCAAAGCGCAATCAGGATATCGAGCGGACTGATCCCCGCCTCGCGCGCGAGTGCTTCAGCCAGCCGCTGATTGAGCTGCTGCTGAATGAAGCTGCCTTCCGGCGCCGCGTTCGCCTCCCTCACCAGCTCGCGAAATTCCTGCTGCTTCTCCGGTGTCAGCTTGCGCCCGCGCTCCGCGATCACGCGCTCACCCTCGCGCAGCGTCCGCTCCGGCGAGAGACTGCCCCACAGCCCGCCATACGCCTGCACCACCTGACCCGCCTCAGTGCCTAACAAAGATACATGCTCGCGCAGATCACCATAAGCGCGATCCCACTTCTGGAATGTCGCCTGATCATTCGCGCGCCGCGCCGCCACTGCAGCCGCGTCCAGCCGCTTCAGCAGCAGGATCCCGATCGCCGTGCGCTCCAGCGGTTCCAGCTCGCTGCTTTGATCCATCACGGCTTGCACCGAATTCTCGAGCCCGTTGTCTCGAATGAAGTCATCAGCCATCCGCGCCGTGTCGGCATTCTTGCGGATCACATACGACGGCGCCGGCTGCGGCGTCTCCGCCTCGGGCGTGCCAGTGCCGCCCAGCTCCTGCACGCGGCGCGCAAACTGAGACTCGCCCCACTCCGCCACGTCAGAGCCGCCAGGTCCGCCGAGTTGCTGCTGCGCACTTGGGCCGCTGAAAAGATCGCTATCCTCCTCGAAGAGCCGGCCTTGCCCCACGTCCGAACTGTCGCCCTGCAGTGGCGCCGCCGCGCGATCGGCGATCGCCGTTTGCTGCGCTGCTCGCTGAGCAGCTGCAGCCGCGGCCGCGCGCTCCGCTTTCACATCGGCGTCACTTTGCTGAACCAGCTTGAGATCCTCGCGCGCTTTCGCTGCCGCCAGCGTCTCGCCCCTGGTCTTAGCCACCAAGTCCGGATGCATCGGCCAGTTCTCCCACCGCTGCAGCTCGGCGCTCAGCTCCTCGATCCGCTTCAGCACACCTTCCGGATCCGCGACGTTCACGCCCAGCTTGCGCGCCACATCCGGCCGCTTTGCCGCACCACGCACCGCGCCGATCTGATCGCGGATCGCCTTTTGCTCCGCTGCAGCAGCTTTTGCCTGCTGCTCCATCTGGCGCATCGCCGAGTCGTCGAAGCCAAACAAGTCGCCCTGCTCGCCGGCGGCCGCGCGCTCAGTAGCAGCCAGCCGCGCGGCCTTGATCAGGTTCTGCACCACCGCTGCGCTCTGTCCCGCGAGCGCGGCCCGAATCCCCACTGCCTGCGCGCCGGCGTCACCGGGCGCCGCGGCCGCTATGGCTTCGGCTTGGGCGTCGTTGATTTTGCCCGACTGATGTAGCGAAAAGGTATCTTCGCTGCCCAGTCGTCCAATCCGGAACCCAGCCTTGCCCTTTGCTCGCGCCAGAAGTCCTCTTGTGTCGGCCTGCTGCTCTGTGACTGGCGAGCTGCGGAAGTAGTTGGCGAAGTCCGCGACGCTCCCCTGGCCGTCTCTGATGTTGAGTTCGGCGTCGAGCGTTGCGGCGTCTCGCGCGGTAAATCCATCGGCTTCATTGTATATTTGCGCTGGAATCGTTTTTTCGCCACTCCGTTTTGCCAGGTCGTAACGGTGGCGCCCTGAGATGATTTCCCGCCGTCCGTCCAGCCGTTGCCAGATCTGAATCGGCCCCACTCCGCGCCGGTCAAACTTCCCGCCCAGCGGCTCCACCACTCCCGCGGCGTCCGCGTCCTTCTTGAACTGCGGCACCTCCTCAGACAGCTGCAGATCCGCGATCGGGATCTCCACCACCGGCGCACCGGCCACGGCCGTTTCGCTCGGCGCTTCCGGATCCAACGCCGCCAGCCGCTCCTCGATCACCGCCCGCGGCGTCGTCAGCTCGATCGTGTCACCCGGCTTCGATTGCCGCGCCGCGGCCGCGATCGCCACCTCGATCGTGTCGCCCGTCACCGCCTGGTCAGAAACCGGCGTCCCATCCTCCGCGCGGTGCACGATGGCATGCGTTGCACCCTCCGGCTTCCGCGGCGTGCCGAAGCCCAGCAGCTCGCCAGTGCGATCCTCCGCCACCAGAGCCGCCGCCAGCTCGGGCGAAATGATCTCCGGTTTGTGCAGCACCGCGCCCGCCTCCGTCTGCGTCAAAGTCTCATCGGCCGCCGGCGGAATGATCTCGGCAGCCTCTTCCACCGTCGCTCCAGGTATCAGCGCCGCCGGCTTCAGCCCCTCATCCACTCGCGCCGCCTGCTCCTGGATCGTCGCCGGCAGCTCCGGCACCGTTCCCGCGGGATCCACAAACGTCGAGCGCGTCAAAAGACTGTCATCGATCTCGCCGGCTCCAGTCGGCAGCCCATCCGCTTCCGCCGCCTCCTCCTCTGCCATCACCGGCAGCGTCAGCTCGCTCACCTCGCTCACGCCCGCCGCCGGCAGCTCCGCCGCCACATCAGCCGCCGGCGCCGCTTCGCCGCGCGCCCGCACCGGCTCCGGCTCGCCACCCCGCGGCAGCGCCTCAGATTTGCCACGCTTTTGCGTCAGGATTCGTGCAGAGCCGCCCGCAGCCGCACCGGCACCCATCAGCCCCAGCGCGGCAGCCAGTGAATCCTTGGCCGTCTGGAGCCGTTGGCCCCATGTCGCGTTCGGATCGTCAACGAACAGACTCCCCTGCTCGCTCAGCACCTCGCCGCCGGCACCGGCCCCGATGTCCCGGCCGCGCTGCATCAGCTTGCGCCCCTTCGCGACGACCTTTGCGCCTTTCACCAGTGGGATCGCCGCACCCGCCACCTCGAACGGATCGCCCGCCTCAGTCAGCGATTGCACTCCGCCCTCACCAAAAGACTCCTCCAACAGCTTCCCCGTTCCCGTCTGCCGCACCTGCTCACGCGCGCTCTCATCCAGCGCCTTGCGCAGCGGCGAGCCCAGCAGCGAAGAGCGTAGCGCGTCCCACGCTTCCGGATCCCGCGTCCGCGTGTAGCGCCCGAGCAGCGCCAGGTGATCCGGATTGCCCGCGAGCGTCGCCTCCTCCGTCACCGTGATCGGCGCGTCCTTATCCTCGATCGTGCGCCAGTATGCCTCCTGCCGTTTGCCGATCGCCTTGCTCCGATCACCCAGCCACGCCTCAAATTTCGTGCGATCGCCGAACGGAAAATTTCCCTGGTCGAGATCCTGCCGCAGCTTTTCCAGCTCCTCCTCCAGCTGCGCGTCAGTCTTGCTGAGTGCCGAGCGCGTGAAAGTCTCCATTGAGGCATCGAGCCGCGCCAGGTTCGTCCCCAGCGCCGTCCCCACACCCTCGCCCGGCAGCTTCAGCCCCAGCTCGCCGCCGGCGTCCATCTTCACCGGCGACACATCGAGCGCCATCGAGCCAGCGGCCGCAGCCGTGTCGCCCAGCGCCTTCAGCGCCACTCCGCCGTAGCGCTTCGTCGTCTCCCACGCACTCTCCTCGCCCGCCCGCTCGCGCACCGCAGCCGCCACTTCACCAAAGCGCCGATGCGCCTCCGGCCCCCAATCCTCCTGCTGCTGCAGCCAGCTCGCCGATTGATCCAGCGCCAGGTCCACCACCTGCTTGCGCGTGTCGCGGTCCAGATCAGCAAACCGCGGATCCTGCAGCGCCAGCGCCAGATCTTCGAGCGGCGTCGGCATCTATCGGCGGGCGGGCGTCTGCAGTTGCTGCATGAACACGTCGAGCCCCTGCAGCCCAGGTCCCGCCGCCGGCCGCCCGTTGTCGATCTTCACCGGCTTCAGAATCACCTCGCCATTCTCGCCTTCGATCTGCTGGTGCGGCACCTCCACCACATTTCCATTCTCATCCTCCCGCCGCAGATTCACGATCCGCGGCCGCCCCGCTCCCGCCGGCCCAAAGCTGACACTCGTTCCGCCACCCGGCTGCACCGTCATCGTCCGCGGCTGCAGCCCCAGCTTCGCCGCCTGCTCGATCGTATCACTCGGATCCTTTTGCCGCGGCGGCCCCGTGAAAAGCGAGCCCTTCACCGGATCCCGGTAAAACGTCATCGTCGCATCCGGCGGCGTTACTTCGACTGGTCCGCCTGCCTGCTTCGCGGCCTCCGCCTGGATCTGCTGCCGCAGCTTCTGTCCAGCCACCGCAATCGCCGAGTCCATGTAAGACTTCTGCTCGCGCGGCTTCATCCCCTTCACCACCGCGGCCGTCTGCTGATCCAGCATCCCCTGCTGCTCGAGGAAAATCGCCTTGCCGAACACCTCATCCTGCAGCGCCTGCTCCTGCAGTTTGCGCTCGTGCTCCTTCATCTCCTTGTCCACTTCGAGCCCCTTTTCAAACCGCTGATCCAGCAGTTCCTCCTGCCGCTCGAACCGCTTGTCATCGCGCGCGATCTCATGCTTCCACCGCTCATCTTCCCGCTCGGCGCGGAAATCCCGATCCTCCACCTCATTCGCGCGGTCTTCCTTACGCTCCTTCTTGCGCGTATACATCCCGAGCCCCGCCTGAAAGAATTGGCCAAAGCTGTTCACGCCCTCGGTGAGCCCTCGCGCCCAGATCTCGCCAGAGCGGTTCGTTACTGCCGGATTGTAGGTTGCCATTGTCGAGAGTGTTGGTTTTTACATGAACGCCAGCGCGGCCATCGCCGCGATTCCCAGCCCGGTCGAAACCGCCTGCATCGTGCCCGCCCGCTTCGCCGCCTTATTGTTGGCCGACTGCGCCGCCAGTGAGTCTTCCCGGTTCATCCCGAACGCCTCCTGGTCCCACGCCAGCCCCAGGTCGAATTGCCGCGCCTCTTCATCCAGCTGCAGCAGCCCCAGCTGCGCGCGCTGATTGCCAGAGCCAACGTCATTCGCCGCCTGCAGGTAAGGCCCGAAGCTCGAAGGTCCGTAAACCTGCCCGCTCACCTGGCTCCCCGCCTTGCCGAAGATCCGATTGTGCGGATCCCAAAAGCTCCCCAGCGTGTTCAGCGAGTTGTTGGCCGTCGCCGCATCGCTCGCCTTGCGTGCCATCCCCTGCGCCGCCACACCGCTCGCATACGCGCGCCGGCCGGCCTTGCGCGCTTCCGTCGCTCCCACCCGGTTCAGCACTTCACCCACCGCTGCCGGCGTGCTCGTTGCCAGCCCGCGCGCACTCCATGCCGCCCGCGCCGCCTGGCTCGCCTCGCGCTGCTCCTCAGCCGTCAGTGCACCGCCCAGCTTCAGCTCTTCGAGCGCCTGCCGCTCCTGCTCCTTCTCGATCTCTCCCGGCCCCAGCTCGCCCAGCCGCGCCATCAGCGCCGCATTCGCCGCCGAGATCTCCGGGCTCGCTTTGAGCACCGTTTCCCGAAACGCCGGCGCCTGCCGCCCGATCGCCGCCGTCTCCGCTGCGCTCCTCGCCTCCGCTGCTTTGACCTCACCCTCCGCATACCGCCCGCCGAATTGCTCCTGCAGCGAGACGATCCGCGGCGCCGCCTCCTCCATGAGCTGCAGCCCCTGCCGCCCCTCATGGATCAGGTTCCGATCCAGACTGTGATCAACCTTTCGTTTCTTGGCCATCGTGTGTCAGTGTTTGAGTCCCTGTCCGTCCCTTCCGTCCCTTCATCACGCAAAGGTCACCACCACCAGCCCAGGCTTCCCAGGCTGCCCCGCCTCGTTCTGGTAATCGGGATCTGTGTTCTGCGGCACCGTCGTTGACGGATGCGCCGCCTGGTCATGCACCACGCTGCTCGCTGAAGCGTGGTTGAAATTCGTTCCCCCCTTGCCACCCAGCCCCAGCGCAATCCCGCCGTTGTAGCCACCGCCACCGCCACCCTGCCCGGCGAATTGCCCTGGCGTCCCGTTCGAGCCGTTGAAGTCAGCGCCGCCGCCAGCGCGGCCGCTCGCCGTGTCGTTCCCGTTGCCGCCCTGCACCCCGTTGCTCCCGTTGCCGCTCTGACCAGCCGCGCCGCCACCGCCCGCGATCAGCCGCGCCCGGCTCGCATCCGTCGCCAGCACCGGCGTATTCCCGGTGAAAATTCCGCTCAGCCCGCCGCCGTTCAGCTGGTGGAAGTCCGTCGATCCCGCGCCCGCGAAACCATACGGCCGCACTCCATATTTGCCGTGCACACCCTGGCCCACCACCACCATGAATTGATCGCCCGGCGTCACCGTAAACGTCGCCTTTGCGTATGCGCCCACGCCGCCTTTCAGCACCACCGGATGCCCCGGCAGATCGTCCGCACCGCCGGCACCCCAGCACTTCACCGTCATTGACGTCACATTCGCCGGCACCGTCAGCAGCTGATCCGCCCCCGTGTAGTGGAACACCAGCTTGTTGCTCCCGTCCTCCTTCCACTCCGGGTAACTCTTCGTGTTCCCCAGCCGCGGCTTGATGAACGTCTGCGGATTCAGCAGCCGCCGCATCTCGTTGCTCCCTTTTCGCACCAGCATCATTTCCCACACCGCCTGCCGATCCGTTTCCTCCGCGCCGAAGTCCTTGATCAGCGAGTCATCCTCCTTCGGGATCGCTGGCAACAGCTGCCTCACAAACGGCGTCGCAGTCGTCCCGACCTCCAGCTGCGCCTGCGCGAAGTGCATCGACTTCACGTTGCTATTCAGCGCAGTCGTCCGCAGTCCAAAGAAAGCCCCCAGCTTGAAGGTCGAGTAGCTCGCAGCATTGATCGTGAACTGCACCCGCGTCCACACATTCGCCAGTATGTTCTGACTCGCCCCGGTGAAGACCTCCACCACCGTTGTCTGGTTGTCGAAGCTATCGCTCGCCAGCACGAACGGGATCACTCCCGCCGTCGCCGCCGTCAGGTTCTTCACGTAGATCGAAAAGACCAGATTCTCCCCGCGCAGCTGCGCGCAAATGTCCCCCGGCACCCACACCATGAAGTCCGTGCTCGTGATGCTCGCCGCTCCCACCAGCTGCGCCGCGTAATCACTCTTCGTGTCCGGCGCGTCCTGGATCATCGCATATTTGCCCGCCGCCCCGGTAAATTTCGCCCACCAGTCCAGCGCGTTCTCCGTCGCCACTCCCGCCGCGCAGCTGATCCCATCCGCCGTCGCGTTGATCCAGTCCGTCCGCCAGAAAGCACGCCGCCGCAGATAGCTTTGACCACGCAGCTGATCACCCAGTGCCGTCACCAGGTCCGCGATGTCGAGGTGCACCGCCTTGATCCCGCCATTTTCCTCGATCTCCACCAGCGGCGCCGCCGCCCGGTTCAGCTCCGCGGCCCCAATCGGTTGATCAGTGTCACTGAAGGTGATTTGCGGTGTCGTTTTGAGTCTTACGGTCGCCATTATGTCTGACTCCTCATTGTTGGTTTTGCCATCGTTCCCTCAGCCTGCACGTTGCGCAGAATCATCTCTCCGTGCGTGCACGTGATCCGCAGCGCGAACCAGCGCCCCTCGGCTCGCGCCGCATGCGCCTCGATCCACTCCTGGAACCTCGAAAGCGGTATGCCGCTTCGCAGCTCGCAGCCATCCTCCGCCCTCCAGATGTAATCCTCGCGCCGCGGCGCGCTGAAATCGTCGTTCCGGTTGCTCGCGTCCCAGCGCCCCTTGCCGTGCACCGTATAGCGCAGCCGGTCCCGCCGGCGCTTGTGCAGCAGCGTCACCACTTCGCCAGGGCCATCCGTCAGCAGCTCGATCGTTATTTCCGCATCCAGCGTCGCCAGCGCCACCATCACGCTCCGCAGCTGCTTTATCCCCAGTTCTCCAAGGATGTAGCCGCGCGTTTGCACCCGCGTCTGCAGCGGGTAACGAAAGCCCCCCAGCTCGTCGCGCGTCCCATGCCCCAGCGCCGTGATCCGCTGCGGCTCCACCAGAAACACCGTGCGCCGGCCGAAGAGATCCGTTGTCACCATGTTCCCCACGTCCACCGCGGCCACTGGCGTCCCATAGTCGGGCCACAGCCCGGCCGGCCCCATGATCGGATCATAGCTCCACGCGCCTGCAGTCGGCAGCTCCGGCACCACCTCCCGCGGCAGCGTCCCAAAAGTATCCATCCCGTGCCAGTTCCGCGTCACCGTGTCATAGACCAGGATCGCGTTGTTCACCGTGCTCCCGTCGATCGGCACGCTCAGCATGTAGAGATGATTCGCCGTATCCACCACCGCCGCCGCCAGGTGCGCATACGTCCAGTTGATCCGATCGATCCAGCCCTGGATCGGCCACGAGATCGGCACCGGCACCGCCCGCACTTCCGACTGCTCGGTTTGCGTCAGCGAGTAAACTCCGCCCTCGCTCAGAAAGTAAAGGTCGCCATTCACGTCGGCCACGCTCTTGCGCGCCTTGCAGCCGAAGCGCACCGCCAGCCGATCCACCGTCAGCGCCGCCAGCTCGCCGAAGACACCTTCCACGATGTAAATCGACTGATCCTTGAACACCACCAGCCGCCGCCCCTGGTAAGGTGCCAGCGCCACAATCGAGTCATCCTCCCCGCGGTTGCAACGCAGCGTCGCCAGCGAAAGATCAAACTTCGTGTAATCGAGCACATCGCTCCACGCCACCTCATCGCGGCTGATCGGCACCCACAGCCGGTCAGCCATCACCACTCCAAAATCAGCCCGCGGCGTCGGCGAAATAAATCCCGGCCGTTCCGGATCCGGAGCATTCGGCACCACCGAAGTGAACGCCTGAAAGCGATCGCCATTCCATTCCAGCGGATCCAGATCCTTCCCGCGAAACATCACCACCCGATCAAAGCACTGCACCAGCTCCACCGCGCTCTGCAGCGTCACGCCCGCCGGCAGTGCGATCGTCATTGGCGTCTGCCCATCCGCCAGCATCCACACCTTGTCATAGTCCGCCGCCAGCAACCATTCCTTGCTTTGCGGATCGGAGAAAATCCCGCTCCCGCGCAATGCCGTGAACGTCGGGTTGAAGTGCACCGGCGGAAAGCTCCCCGGCCGCGTCCGCGGCTGCCCATCGCGGATCCGCACATTCAGCGAGTCCGCCAGCATCCCCGGCGTCCCGATCGCCAGCAGCCCCGGCTCCCGCCGGTTATCCACGCCCACAAAGGCGCCGTCCAGCTCCATGCTGCCAGCCACATCCCCCAGGCTCTGTTGCCGGTAGCGCATCAGTTCGTGTAGCGCAGGTTCGTGTTGCTGTTCGTGTGCCCGCCGCCCCAGTAGGGAATCGCAAACGTCAGCGGCACCGTCCCGCTCGCCGTCGCATTCGCGCTCAGCGTGATCTGACTGCTGGAATCGACACTCAAAATCGAAGTGCCCAGCCCACCGCCAGGAATCCCCGTTCCGATCGCCACCGCTCCGGTTTGCGCCAGCGCCGCTGCGATCTCCGTCGTCGAACTCAACCCCGTGATTACCGGCGAACCGCTCGTCGTCGTCCCATTGCGAACGAACGGCACCATCCGCGTTTGCAACGTCGTGTCATCCGTCCACACCTTGCCGCCCGTGTTCGGGTGCATGTAGGCGATCGCGTTCAGCGTCGCCGTCTCCGGCGCCAGGAGTGATGGCGTGTAGTGATAGTTGTGCTTCACACGGTTCACCCCGCCGTTGTAGTGATTCACGCACCCCTCGAACATCCCGAGAAACTGGTTGTTGATGATCAGGTTCCTAGAAATCCGCGTGTCGCTCGTCACCCCGTCGTTTTGCAGCCGGATTCCCGCCGAGCCGATCGCGAACGCGCCGGCGCTGTAGCGGCCGCTCGGCGAGACAAAGGTGTTCCCATCGATCAGGCAGTCAGTTACTCCGCACGGCTTGATGTCGTGCGTGTAAAGCATCGCACCCTGAACGAAGCGATGGACCCAGTTCCCCCGCAGCGTCACCGAAGTGTCCGGCGTGCCCGGCGGCCCATTGTCCGCATTGACCGCGAAGCCGCAGGCGCTCGGCGCGTAGATCCGTGTCAGCGTCGAGGTTGATCCGCTCGTGTAAGTCCCCGGCGCGATCAGCTTCGTCGCCGTCTTCGAGCCCAGCACATAACTCCCGTTGTAGCCAGCCACCGCCGAAGACTCCAGGGTGAAGGTGTCGCCCACCTGAAAGATGTAGAGAAGCTGCGGATCGATCGCGAACCCAAGGTTCCCGCTCCCCTCGTCGGTGATCGCCGTTACATCGATCACCACGCTCGGCTCCGCCGTCAGCTCGTTGTTTTCAATCAGGTGCTCATAACCCACCACCTCGAACGCACCGGGGTTGCTGCTGCGCCCGCAGAGCCCCACCCAGTTCTCCGTCGCCACATTCTGCCGCCCGGCGCCGACCGAGATCCCAAAGCGCGAGTTGAAGCACCCATTGCCCCGCAGAAATGAATTCGTGCACCCGAACAGCTCTATCGCGAAGTAAGCCGAGAAGTCCTGCACCCAGTTATCCAGCACGTGGTTCGCGTATGCCTGGCTCGCGACCTCGATCCCCTCACTGTCGGCCCACACCGGATGCGCCTCCGTCCCACTCCGCTGCGCGATCCAGTTCCCCTCGATCAGCAGATTGCGCAATTTCCACTGACACGTCACCCCCCAACCCGAGAGCGTGTGCATCCGATTCCCCCTCGCAACGCCCCGTTCCACCCACGCCGCGCCAGGACCGCCCGGCAGATAGAGCCCGTGGAAAAGATTAAAAATCCGGCAGTCCTCCACGCGAAACCCCGTCGCCGCGCGCGAGAACGCAATGCCATTGTGCCCCGAGAACGTGTTCACCGTGCTGGTCCCCGAGCTGCTGGCATTCGCGCTCATCGTTATTTGCGTCGCCGAGTTGATCGCCGCGATCGTCGCGCCCGCCGGAATCCCGTCCCCCGTCACATAACCGCCGACCACCATCCCGGCCGTGCTCCCCAGTGCGGTAATCACCGGCGAGCCACTTGTCCGCGTCCCATTCTGCGAAGTGCCGCACGGCTGCGCCGACGTGATCTCTATCCCTCTGATCCGGCAGTTCTCCGCGTTGATCAGAACCACGTAAGACGGGCTCGAAGTCCGGCTCACAGACAACCGCGGCACTATCCCGTTGTAGCTCAGCCCGATCACCTCAGTCCCCGGCCGGTTCACATCCAGGTATTCGCCCAGCGTCACTTGCCCGCGCAGATAGATCGGCCCGCCCACGCCACCATTCGCCGCCGTCACCGCCGCCCGCAGCTCCGCCTCAGTGTCCACCACCGGCGCACCCGCCGTCACATTCCGCGGATTCCCCTGGCTATCCCACCCGAGCAGCTCCAGCGGCACCGGCTTTAAAAACCGCTTCTGCCCCCCGCGATCAAACAGATAACTCGGCGCCACCTGCCCCCCAGCCACCGCACACAGCACCACGGAGAGCAGCACCACCGCCAACCCCTTTAGTCCCTGTTGCCCCTTCCGTCCCTTCCTCATGGCTTCTCCTTGTAGCCCGTCACCCACAGCAACGGATTCTCCTTCGGTCCCACTCGCAGCACCGTCCGCACATCCCCTGCGCCATCGACGATCGTTTCCACCTCAGACCCAGCCAGCGCCGCCAGCGTCGTCTCCAGCGTCACGATCCGGCCGACCAACGCCGCCAGATCCTCGTCCCCCTCCTCCTGCTCCTCTGCTGGCGCTTGGCCGATCCCGAGCTGCTGCTCCAGAGCGCGAATGCGCTTCAGCGCATCGGCAAACTCGGGATTTGTCTGCAGCGCCGCCATTTACTGATTCAGCGCCCGCCGCACCAGCCACTTCACACACCGTTGCAATTCGGCAGCCGTCAGCGCATCGCCCCCCGGCTCCAGCTTCGCACGGATCGTCTCGGCAAATGTCCGGTCCTGCCGCTCCTTCGCCGCCTCTGGCGATTCCACTTCCGCCTTCACTGGCAGCCCCGCAGCATCCTCCGCGAGCACCGCCGTGAATCCGTTAGGCGGCGTCCAGTGGCTTTGACCGTCCCACAGGCAGAACCCCTCAATCTGCCCCTCTTTTACAAGTGCGTATCGTTTGCTCATTACTTTGCGCAGTAAGTGATGATGACAGCGAATCCCGGTGCGCCATTGCCGCCTGCGCCGGAATTTACGCCGTTTGGCCCCCCAGCCCCGCCACCGCCGCCGCCTCCGTAATTCCCCGCATTTCCTCCATTGCCGGGCGTTGCCTGCGCGGCGCCGCTTCCACCACCGCCGCCGAAAAGACCATGGTGAGTTGAGCCGTTCGCTCCATTCACCGAACCACCAGTGCCCGCGGCGGCACCAGTAATGGAAGTGTGGATTACACTAGTGCCGCTTGACGTGTATCCGCCCCCATTCCCGCCGTTAAACGTGCCGTCGCTTGTTGGCCTACCAGCGCCGCCCGCGCCTCCGGTTGGCACGATCACCCCCGGTGAAGTGGCCCCGGTGCCAGTCGTAACAGTTCCAGCCCCACCGCCGCCAGTAGAGACCGATCCAAAATCGACTATGTGGGTTCTCGCTCCTCCCGCTGTGCCGCTTGCATTTGTTCCGCCTATTCCAGCTATCCCACCGGGCGCAATATATTTAGTGCCAATGGATGTTGCGGTTCCCGCCACGCCGGTAGCGCCATTAGTGTCGTCTGTGGTGATCGCCGCGCCACCTGTGCCACCACTACCAATAGTAATTGACTCTGTGGCCCCGAGGGCTGAAGCCGGCACGCGAATTCGCAGCGTTGCGCCTCCGCCGCCACCACCGCCGCCATAACGGTCAGTGCCCGGTGCTCCGCGTCTACCGGAAGCCCCGCCACCGCCGCCGCCGATCAACAGAATGTCACAGGCTTGGGCGTTTGGCGGTTTAACCCACGTCCCGTTAATAGCAAACGCCTGAACATTTACCCGCCCGGTTGATATAAAGCTCCTCCATCCGCCAGTCGAATTGTAAACCAACTGAATCGAGCCTCCACTAACTCGGAGGTTTAGATCGCTGGCAGCGCCGTCGATGTTATTGCCGTTGCGGCCAATGGTGATTGACTTATCCGAAGCGGTTTCCCCCCACGTATCTCTAGCATCCTTGACCCACACACTGTCCCCATTGCTGGGGCTCGCTGGGAGAGTGACTGTGAAGGCGCCGCCGTTTGTGTCGGCTGAAATTCTATCCCCCGCAACAGCGGTGTAGTTGCCGGTCTTGACCGCGTAACCATCTGCTGTAGCCCCCGCCGCACTCGGCCCGGCCGCCAGCCGCCACCTGCTGCTTGTGCTGTCATATTGCAGCACCGCCGACTGATCGGCGTTGAGCGTCACATTGGCAGCGAGTGCCAGTCGGTTTGCTGCTGCCGAACTAGCCGACTCATCCACCAGCACTATCGGGTTGCTCCCGATGTTATGGATGATGAGCAGCCGCCCATCCTGGCCGCCCGCGATCCCTGTAATTTGCCGGCTGGCGTCACTCGATAGCCGCACCGTGCTCGCCGATGCCAGCCCGGTCGGGTTGTAGTCATTCTGGTCAGCCGTGAGCTGAGCCGGTGAGAGATCGGCTGCCAGCCGAAAATCCTCTTGGGCAATGAACGTCCCCAGGATCTGCTGCCCCGGAATCCCTGTCACAGCACCGACAACTCCCGTGCCGTCGCCCACGAGATAACCATTTTCGGCCCCTTCAGCCCACACCGGCACCTGCCCGCCGGCCGATCCCGTGTCCGCCAGCGCGGCCGTTCCCATTCCGAGATTCTGCCGCGCCTGCGTCTTCTGCCCGGCCGTCAGTGTCTGCGCTGCGTCAAATCGCAGGAAGATGCCAGCCAGCCAGCTCCGGAAGTTGCTGATCGGCCACTTCTTATGCACCGCCCCCACCGGCTTCAGCGGCAGTTGATCGGTATCTGCTGGTGTCCCTGATTGTGTCGCGGCTGCGCCGTCGCAAAGTTCTCTGGCCATGTGGTTATGCTTGTAGGGTTTGGGTGTCGAAATCAGTCAGCGCCTCAGAGTCGAAATCCGTCAGATCCTCACTCGGCGACCCCCCACTCCACCCGGCCGGCGGCGTGATCACGTTCTTGATCAGCACCGGCGGATCGGTCGGCGGCAGTATGTAGGCGTGTCCCATTTAGCGTGTTGCCGCGTTGCGCGCCTCCAGGATGAGCCGCTGAAATCGTTCCATCGGAAAGGCCGGTCCTGGATCGTCCTTCCGCCGCGGCGCGATGTCTTCGTGTCCCAGCACCGCATCGAGGTTGTAGCGCTCCACCAGTGCCCGAGACACCAGCAGCCCGACAGTAAGTTGCCCGTCAGTGTAGCGGTGCCACCCACACGCCGGCCCGCCGTGCTTGTGCCGTGCCAGGTGCACTTCATGGCTCGGCACCAGTTTCCCCCAGCTCGTCTTCCATCCGCCGCCAGGGTTCGCATGCAGCCGGCCCGCATTGTCAAACTCGATCCCGATCGAGCACGCATTGAGCCCGACAAACTTCCGCCCGAAGTGCGTCCACTCACTCCGCCCCGCGTGCCACGTCACCCGGTTGAAGGGCGCCAGCTGAGTCACCGTCCCATCTCGCGCGATCACGAGGTGCGCCGAGGCTTTGCTCTCAGGATCACACAGCCAGTCGATCGCTGAACTCGCGCTCGCCCCAGCGGTGAAATGTTGCACCAGGAACCGCCGCACCGGCATCTCCCCGCCCACATTCGGCGTCTGCCGGAATGCCACCGGCTTGCCGTCCAACAAGAGCCGATGGTTCTCATCGATCGTGAAATTCATGCCGCGATCCTCCCGAGATAGCTTTCCCACCGCTGCGCCATCGCGCCGGCTGTGTAGTGCTCCCACGCCACTCGCCGCGCGTGCGCCGCCGTTTCCGTCAGCTCCACTGCACGCTCCACCGCCACCGCATAGTCACACGCCGGCGCATTCACCGGCAGCACCTGCGCCAGGTGCCCGTGCTGCGCCGTCAGATCCTTCATCGTCGGCCAATCCGCGCACACCACCGGGATCCCGGCCAGCCACGCCTCAGTCAGCGCCAGCGGAAATCCTTCCGTCTCGCTCGGCAAAACAAACACATCAGCCGCAGCCAGTAAGTCGCCGGGATGATCCACCGGCGGCAGCAATGTCACCTTTGGTCCCCACACTTGCGGGTTGTGATCCCACTCACCCCACCATTGCGTTGTTATCGGTCCACAGACGATCACCCGCCAGTCATCCGGCAGATAATCAGCCATCCGTCCCATGATCCAGGGCCGCTTCTCCGGAGCCAGCCGCCCGAGATACAGCGCCACCTTCTCATTGGTGCCGATCCCCAACGCCCGCCGCATCTCCTCACGGCCGCGGCGCGGCACACACCGCTCGATCTCCGCGCCGTTCGGCAGCACCGTCACCTGCTTTTGCCGCTTCCGCGGCCACGATCCCACCGCCTGTCTGCTCACCGCCGTCAGGTGCGCCGCAGCCTTCGCCATTCCCGCGCAAGTCTCCTGGCTCCACTTCAGTTCCGGCGAGCCGTGACTCACCGCCACCGTCCGCTCGCGCAGCGGCATCGGCACCACCTCCGCCAGCTGCGGGCAGCCCCACGCCAGCAGCACATCGAACGCCGTGTGCCTCACCGCCGAGTAAGGCAGCAGTGGAGCAAAGCGCTTCGCTTCGCCCGCCAGTGGCCCATCGCGATCCTCCGTGAAGATCGCCACCACCTCGATCGCGGCCGAGAAATGCCGGCACAACGCCAGCACCCATCGCTCCGCTCCACCGATTCCCATCCCCGGCGCCACAAACGCCACACGCAGCCGCCGCACCGGCGCCACCGTCTGGCCTTTGCTCTCTGGTTCCGCTCCGCGCCTCATGCTTTCAACAGCGCGCTCACCACCGCCACCGCCGCAAAGATCAGAAACACCAGCGCGCCCACGCAGCCCCACCGCTGCCGCCGGCGTTCCTCACGCCGCCGCGCCCATGCTTCCGTCTCTATCGGCCCAAACATCATTCAGTGACCGACCAGCCCCCACCCCGAGCAGCAAATCGCGACGAGAATCACCGCGAAAATCGCACCGCAAACCAGGGTGAGGGCCAGACGCATCGGGAGTTACCCTCTGTGTTGTGTTTGCCGCGGCGGCTTGGGGGGCACTTGATTCAGCCTCACCGAGCACAGCTGGTGCCGCGGAAATTTCTCTCGGGCGGCGGCCGTGTAACTCCGCTCACGCCCGCATTCATACTCCTGGCGCTCCGTCACGTAGATCGCATCAGGATCCAGATTGATCGGCGACGGCGCAGCCGGCTCCTCCATCGGCGGCAGCTCGAACGACACCGGGTTCTTGCTCGGCGCCCGGAAAGTCAGCTTTTCGAACTGCTCCGCCGCCTTTCGCAGAATCTCCTTGTCGCTGTCTCGCTCATAGACGGTGATCCCCGCCTCGATCCCCATCACGTTCACCGTGAACTTGAGCGGCGGCCCCGCGTATCGCCTCTTGCCATCCGGCGTTGTCGCGCAGCTCGGCAAACAAGTCGCCGCCAGCGCTATCAGTCCCATCAATCCCGTCAGTCGCATTCGTCCTATCATTGGTTTGGTTTGGTTGTTTGGTTTGGTTGCTTTCGCTTTTGGGGGCGAACAGGGAGAGAGTTACTGAGTTGCCCGCGCCCGCCGCAGCCCCGCCAGGATCCGCACGATCCCATGCGCGATTTGCAGCCCGCCCTCCGCGATGTCCCGCGAGATCCCGTCCGGAATCTCGTCGTCCAGCTCCGCTCGCAGCAGCAGCTCCAGCTCAGTCATCGACGTTTCATCCACGCTCGCCAGCTCGCCCCCCACTTTCTCGATTCCCTGCACCGCCCGCGCCGCATCGTCGATCAGCGTGAGAAACTTCCCGGCGTCAGCCACCGTGATGTGCCCATCCTCGCCGGCCTTCACCAGCCCCTCCGCCAGCTTCGCGCCGAATGTTACCAGCTCCTTTGTTTCCTTCAGTGGTTCGCTCATGATTGGTCGTTGTCGTGGTTGTCGTGGTTGGTTCGATTCGTTGGCGGGGGTGGCTGCGCCGCCGGATAGTCCGGCAGCCCGATCGGCCGATGGCTCCAGTCCGGCACCTGGAACGGCCGGATCGCACTCGCCAGATTGTTCAGTGCCTCGGTGTGCTTGCGGGATAATTCCGCTGTGTGCGCGCGCTCCACTTCCCGCGCCCGCTCCCACTTCTCCTCCATCTTCTCCCGGTCCCGCTGCCGAGCCACCCGCTCACGCCTCAAGTCCCGGTAGAGTATGAAGCAGCCGAGACTCAAGATCCCGCGCACTGTCCACTCCTCCGGCTTCCCCATCTTGAGCAGCCCAGCTTCGTCCGCGGTTATGCTCGCCGCGGCGCCAAAAATCAGTCCGAACCCCAGTAACTTCAGCATCATGGTCGTTGCCACACCTGCAGTTGCATTCCCGTTCCGCCGGCGCGCTCGCCGCAGAGAAAGATTCGCTGATTGCTCGGATCCAGCGCCACGCCCTCCGCTTGCTTCAAGCCAGGCAGGTTCGTTTGCTGGATCAGCCGCCCATCCAGCTTGAACTCCGCCAGCCGGCCTTGCGTGTCGCTCGCTGTCGCTCCCTCATCGGAGATCACCAGCAGCGTCCCCGCCGCCGTCACCGCCAGATCGCTGATGTCAGTCGCGATCCCCGAGACCCCGGAGAACACACTGAACAGCGCCGTTACTGTCGGGCTCGTCTGATTCGTCACCCGCCAAAAGTTCCAAACCCCGGCCTCCGCCTTCTCCGTCGTCGTGATGAAGCTATCCGTCGCCAGGTCATAGATCACGCACTCCAGCCCAAGATTCGAGCCCGCCGCTATCGCCGTCGCGATCGTCCTTACCCAATTCGCCCCACCCTTCACCACCGTCACCGCGCCCGTCGCAGGGATGTTGATCACGCAGATCGTCCGCAGATCCTCCTCCACGATCGCGAACGTGATCCCGTCGATGTAGTGGACGCTTTCCACGTCCGCGAACCCACTCAGCGCGATCGTCCGCACATACACACCCGCCGTCGTCATCTCGACGATCGAGTTGCTGTCATTGTCCACCACCAGCAGCGTGTCATTCAGCGGCCAGTAAGCGATCCCGCTCCCATAGCTCGCCGCCAGCGGCGCCCCGCCCGACCCCAGCACCGGATCCACCGTCAAAACCGGCGTCCACAGCGCCAGCGGCGGCAGACAAAGCCCCGCGTTCGTCGCGCTCACACCTGGCGTCTTGCCCAGCCACGCCATCCGCAGCCCCTTCCAGGCGATGTTCCCGCTCCCGTCAGTCGGTGCAGAGATGATCGAAAGCTCGATCTTCGCGCCCGCCGGCATCACCGCGTTCTGGTAAGCCGCCACCACCTGATTCAGCGGGATAACCTGCGTGTCCGCCGCCAGCGCCTGGTTCGCAATGAACAGATTCGCGCCGTTGATCTTCGCCATCACGTAGACCGTCCCAGTCCCGCGCACCGGCGTCGAAAACCGGATCCCATCCACAATCTGGAAGTCTCGAGGAACGTGCGTCACATACCGCGTCACTCCCGCCAACAGCGTTTCCGTGAAGCTCCACACCTCATAATCCGGCTCCTTCCCCACCCGATCGCTCGCCGCACTGGCGATAACGTTCAGGTCCGGCGGAGTCTGGACAGTTTGCGAAGCGCTCATCCGTTGTGCTTGTCCCAGGTCAGCGTGTTTCCCGAACTCCCATCCTCAGCCACCGCATAGATCGCTTGGTTCGGCAGCGTCCCAGTCCCGCCGCCGCGGTAAATGATCTCACTGCCGCCCGGCAGCAGCCGAAACCCCTCCTTGTCCGGATCCGTCAGCGAAACAGGATTGCCGACGCGATAGCGCAGCGTCTTCGTCCCGTTGTTCTGGATCCGCAGATAAGTTGCACCAGCCTGCGCCACGATCGCCGGCGTGTTTCCGTCCGTTGGAACAGTCGCGCGAGGCATCGTTACTTCGCCTCGATCCAGTTCAGGTTCACCGGCGCCGTCTTCGCTCTCAGCTGCAGCCGCTGCCCAGCCACCGGATCCACCAGGAGCCGCCGCTCCCCGGCCTTCAGCTCTATCCCCGCGTCACCCGCGCCAGTCTCACTGACCGCTTCGCCGTAGTTGTAGAAGATCGGGTTCGCCGCATCAGTATTCCAAATCTCCAGCGCCTTTCTCCCAGCCCTCCCCGGAATGAAGCTGGTTCCGTCAGTTGCTACCGAGATCCTCGCCATTCTTGTGTCCCTTTCGTCCTTTTGGTCGTTTGGTTGTTGTTACACAGCCGCCGTGCTCCGGTAGAGCCGACTCCGGCCGCTTTGGTTCATCACGATCATCGCCTGCTGCTCCAGCAGCTCGTTCCGCCGCTTCCGCAGCTTCTCTGCGCTCGAAAATTGCTCCTCCTCATCCAGCGCCGCCGCTCGCGCTCCCAGCTTCACCGCCTCCGCCAGCACATACAGGAACGGCACCCGCTCCCACACACTCGTCACTGTGGGAGCTACACCCACTTCACCGGCAGCTTTCTTCCGGTAGCAATAGCCATCGGAGTAAAGCACCACATCCCCCACCGCGTAACTCCCCTCATCATCCCATTCCGTCGCCGAGAACGCCGGCGCCTGCGGCCGGTAAACCACCCACGCACTTGTCAGCGCCGCATCGTCGCCCAGCAGCTGGATCCCGCCGCCAGCCAGGATGTGGGCCACCTCCTCCGGCGGCGTCCCATCCACCGCCAGCGGATCACCCTTCCAGACACTATGCACTATCCCCAGCGCTTCCCGCTCCGTCGCCGTCCACGGGATCACTCCGCCCGTCGCCGTCCGCTCTTCACTCCGGTAAGCCTCCGGCCAGTCAAAAAGCTCGTATGCCTCGCGGTAGTCCGAACTGATATACTCCGCCAGCGCCGTCGCCTTGTTCGGCTGCAGATTCACTCCCGGATCCAGCCCCAGCCGCAGCGCCACCCCATGCAGCACGCTCTTGAAGGTAACTTCCCTCATTTCACCGGCCAGGGTGTGCCCACAATCTGATAGATTGTGACGCCGTTATAAGTCAGCTGGCGCACTCGAACGATCATGCCGCTGCGATTATGGTTGCAGGAGAGGGATTCGAACCCCCGGCCTCCGGATTATGAGTCCGGCGCTCTGCCCCTGAGCTATCCTGCGTCGAAACCTTCTGTCCCTGCGGTCCCTTCAGTCCCTCCCGCGCCGCCTGGCCAAACGGGTTCAAAATTGTCGTCCGCGCGCTCTTCGCGTTGATCCGGCAGTCCGGGTTATCCCGCTCGAACTCCCGCAAAAACTGCTCATCATCCCAGCACTCATAACCCAGCCGCTGCCCCCAGTAGTGAAACGTCGCCTCATTCACCACCATCCGCGGCTTGCCCAGCACATTATCCGGCAGCACCGGCGCGCTCTCGATCTGCTCCTTCTCCTCGCGCATCGCCGCCTCAGCCAGCGTTGCGCGCGCGTAGAATCCCGTGTTCAGGTCCGCCAGCAGCCGCTCAAAGGATTGCCGCCCCTCGATCTCTCGAAGCGATTCCTCATCCAGCTCGATGACGTGTTCCCGCGTCACAGTTACTCCGCCGGCGGTTGCTCCTCTTTCTTCTCCTCCGCCGGCGTCAGCGCAGTCACCAGCTCCGCCACCAAAGCAGCACGCTGCTCCCCATCATTCAGCGCCACCACGTGCCCGCGCTTCGCGCTGAACTCCGTCAAAACTCTGTCGATCGTCTCATTCATCCTTGTGTCCCTTTTCGTCCCTTTGGTCCCTTTGGTTTGCAGGGCCGCCGCACCTCAACCGGAGCGCGGCGGCCCCTCCTTCACTCACCCAAAAATCAGGTTGTGATCTTCCCGTGACTCCGCGGGTTGTTGACCTCCAGCCCGTAAATGAAGTCGATCAGCTTCTGGATCGTCCCGCCGTTGAACGGCAGATCGCCAGTCCGAGGACGCCGGCCCGGCCGCAGCGCCACCGCATCCATGTCCACGATCAGCGCGTGAACGCCGGTCGGCAGACTGAAATGCGTGTGCAGCCGCAGCTTGCCAAAGTCGCTCTCGTAGAAGAGCACATTGAGCGTCATCTTGCCGTCCGCCTGGTCCGCATTGAACCGGCGCAGCGGCACCGTCGTCGCCGCAGCCACCTGCTGCGTGCGCGTGAAGTTCGAGAACTGCGCTTTTGCGTCCGGCGTCAGGAAGACATCCCACGAATGGTTTGTTTTCCGGCTCGCCGTCGCCACGCTCTTCATCACCCCGCGGAAATCATCTTCCACGATGTCCGTCGCGTTCGCCTTGCCAGAGACGATGTTACCCGCCGGCACCAGCGCCATGTTCGGCACTGGCAAATCCGGCGAGCCGCCGGGGTTCGCCGAACGGATCCAGTTCGTCAGTCCGCGGCACAGCGCCGAAGTGCTGGAGTTGTTGCCGGTTTCAGGCCGGCTGTCGCCGTCCTTCAGGCACATCACTTCCAGCTTCTCCTTCGCCAGGTCCATCGCGTCCGCCGCGTTGTCCGCCAGCAGGTCCGTGACCCCATACTCGTTCACGAACTCCTGCGCGATGTCGCCCACGCCGTAAGGCACCCAGCCCTTTTGGACCCGGCCTTGTAGCATCGTCTTGTTCGCCTCGTTGTTGATCAGGTCACCCGCGGCGACATCCTGACCATCGGCGATTCCCACGTCCGACACCGAGTGCCGCTGCTTGAAAGGCCACTCATAGAGCGTGCTCTTCGGCTTCGGCCCCTTGCGGGCCATCGTGGAAAATGGCGTCTCGATCGCCCGAGACACCGTGAAACTCCGCGAAACGTCGCGGACACGAAGCAGGGTTGAAATGTCCCTGTCAAATACTGCTGCCATGGCTGTGTAAGTTTGGTTCTGTTGGTTTGTTAGGCCGCCTCTTCGCCCTGGCTCATCTCGTGCTTCAGCAGCTCTCGCCTCGCGGCCAGATCCCCCGCCGCCGCCCGCGCTTCGAGATCCTCGAAGTTCGGTTTCGGCTGGGCTCCGCTCGGCTTGAGCGCCGGCTTTGCTGCTCCCGGCGTCGTTGGCGGTTTCGGTTTCGCCGGCGCCGCCGCACCCGCTTTCGGTGCTGGCGCTCCGGCCTTGCCTTTCACAGCGGCTTTCTTCGGCGTGACGACGTTGCCGTTCTTGTCCAGCTCCATCCGAACCCACTTCGCCCGCCCGTGCGGGAACTCCTTGGTCGGCGTCTGTTCCATCTCCATACGGTAGCTCCGCGCGGCATGGCCCAGCAGTCCCTCGAAGTCCGGTATCTTGACCTTGATCTCAGGACAAGCCTTCAGGATCGCGGTCATGAACGCATTCTCCGGCGTGCCTTTGGTAAGCAGTCCCGGCGCGACCCTCTCACCGGTCTCCCACGGCTTCTGCTGCTGGCGAAACGCCAGCCGCTGCTTCCAATCGGGAGCCGCCTCAATGATCGCCTCAGCCCGCTCCAACTTCTCCGCCACCTGTTCGGCCGAGATCTCGATCTCCTTGCCGTCCACCGTGACAGTTCCGCCTTGCGAATGCTTCCGGCACCATTCGCGGATGTTCTTCTGCGTCTGGACAGCGCTCTCCAGCTTCTCGAGCGAGTCGATGTCAGCCAGCGGACTCGCCGGCGTCGGCGCGACCGTGATCGCCCCCTCCGCCAGTTGCGCCCTTAAACCGCGTATCGTCTCGCTCTGCTTCTGGATGCGCTTTTGCGCCCACTTCGGAGCCTTCTCCAGCCCCTTCGGTGGCGCAGCCTCGTCGCCCTCTTCCTCAGTTTCCTCGGCCTCCTCCGTCTCCGTTTCCTCAGTTTCCTCCGTTCCCTCCGGCACCCCGCCTTCAGTCCCTTCCGTCCCTTCGGTCCCTTCCTCTTCGGCAGCCTCAGTCCCCGCTTCCTCAGTTGCCGCCGGCTCCTCGCCTTCGGCACCGCTGCTTGCACCTTCCTCGCTTCCGGCTCCCTCCGCCTGGTCCAGCCCCAAATCGGCCGCGAGCGCTTCCTCAAGGCTCGGCTCCGTGGGATCCAGTCCAATCACAGCGGCGCTCCCCGCGGCTCCAACGACAGGGGCAGGTGCAGTCGTCCCCGTCGTTCCCGTTGCAGTGGCAGTCTCCTGCGTCTTATCAGCCATAATGTTCAGCAGAGCCATTCAGGCTCAGTGCCGCGCATTTTGGCTGTCTTAACTATCAACTGTCACGAATCAGCGGGCGCAACCCGCCGCCAACGGGCGCGACTTGGCGCAAACCGCCGTGACATTCTTCCGGCTCGCCCTATCATTTCTCCCGCAACGCGCCTGTAGCTCAACGGTTAGAGCGTCGGACTCATAATCCGCGGGTCGTGGGTTCAACTCCCACCGGGCGCACTTTTTCCGGAGAGACAAAACCGTGCGCCTCTTATCTGTCGCCGTCGCCCTCGTTCTCCTGCCTGGCTGCAGGCAGCCGCCTGATGCTGCGTCAGTGCCGCAAGCCGCGGCTCCGCCGTTGCCGCCTGAACTCCTCGCGGAGATGCTCGAAAGAACGGTCGTAATGGTAAGTAAACAAAAACCCGAAGGATCGCAGTTTAGTAGCGTCACCATCGGTTCAGGCTTCCTCGTTTCACCCATCGGACACGTCGTGACCGCAGACCATGTTGTGATTGACGAAGATACAGGTACTCCAATGGATCCGATCTTTGCCACTCGGTTCACCGGCCAAAAGCATCGCTATATGAAAATGAGATTGGTTAAACGGTTCAGGGGAGCAGCGGGTGAGAAGGGAGGGCGGGATATTGCTGTCTTGCAACCATTGGACCCCGACCAGGACGTTCCGTTCTTACGCATTAGCTCCAGCCCGTCAGTCGCCGGAGATTCCGTGATGATGGCAGGGTTCCCATTGGTTTTTGACCGCGTACTCACCTTCCCTTTCATTCGAAAGGGGACCGTCGCATCAGTCCGCTACCGCGATAAGATAGTTTTGGATCTTACAGCAGTAAGCGGCTTCAGCGGCTCTCCCGTCATCAATGCACACAATGAAGTAGTCGCAGTGCTGGTCGGTCATCCAAAGCGTAATCAAGGCAGCAACTTTGCCGTCGCGGCTCCGATCTCCCCGGCTGATATATCCGAAATCATCAGGAATTAAGTATCCCCCGCCGCCGGCGCATGCACCCGCCGGTAAACATTCCAAAACGCCGCCTCGTGCGCCGCCGCCGCGCCGTCGTGGTGCGCACGCCAGTCGCCCGCGTCAGCGGCCGCCGCCATCAGCGGCTGCCGCCCCTCGCGATCCATATCCGCGCTCATGTTCCGCAGCAGCTGCAGCACCGCCCGCACCGCCTCCGTCCCCATGCTCCCCTGCAGCACCGCCGTCATCTCCTCATCACTCAGCGGCCGCCCCAGGTCAATCTCATGCAAGTAAGCGTCTCGTGTCATAGCTCTTTGGTCCCTTTCGTCCCTTCAGTCCCTTACACAGCACCTCCCTGCACCGCCTCCACCCCCAGCCGCCCCACCGCCGGATTCACCGTCATCTGCTGCACCTGGAACGTGTGAAACTTTATCCGGTTCTCCACCAGCGCCTTCACGTCCGGGTTTTCCATCATCAGCTTCTGAATCCGCGTCGGCTGCCCATCCTCACCCGGCCGGCCGATCGCATTCAGCAGCACCTGTCTCCGCAGCGCATGATTCTTCCCCGGCACATAGTCCCGCTCGATCCCGTTCAACAGACTGTTCAGCACGTCCATCTCCTCCTGCATCTCCTCCCGCGCGTGCTTTTGCGGATCCGCCACCAGCAGCCGCGCCCACGCCGGCATCGCCATTGACATCCCAGCCTTCAGAATCTGCGCCACCGGAATCAATCCTTCCGTGTCGAACTGCCGCAGCTGCGTGAGAAACTCCATTTTCTTCCCTACCAGCTCCAGGTCCAGGTCCGCCGCGTCGAACTCCACGTTGATGCTCACCTGCCCCTGGATCTCATCCCGCGTCGCGTTCAAACTTACCGGCAGCCCGCCGATCGCGCTCGCCTTGATCTCATCCGGCGCAAATTGCTGGATCAGCTGAAACGTCATCTTCCGCGCCTCGCGCAGATCCATCAGAAAGTCATTCACCAGCTGCTGCCGCGTCGCCAGCTTCACCTCCGGATCCACGTGCTCCCCGCGGCCCCAGTAGCCATTGATTCCGCGGATCGTCGTCTCCTCGATCTCCAGCGATGTCTTCGCATCACCCGGCAGCCGCATGAAGTCCGCCTGCATCCCCGCGCTCGTCGCGAAAGGTATCTGCACACCTGGCCGGATGTCCATGCTCCCGCCGCTCTGCCCATTCAACACCGGCACCTTCAACGGCGGCTTGATCGTCAGGCTCGCGAAATCGCTCCGCATATCCCGCTGCACCTTCACCTCCGACTGGTGCGTGAACGAGATCTCTCCCACCCCGCGGCTCTCCAGCAGCATCAGCGCGGTAACTTCCCGCACATGATCAAGGAACGGATACCGCCCGTGCGTGTGCTCGCAGCACTCATGCTTTCCGAAGCTATCCTCCACCTTTCCATGCACCACCGTATGATAAAGCGCCGGCACTCCACCCAACGCCGTCGCCCGCTGGTAGAAGTGAATGATCTGAAACAGCCGCTGCTCATTGTTTTTCGCGTCGTCGTCGCTCACGCCTGAACGGATCCGCCCGCCAGTCGTTATCCAGCTCGGCACATTGCGGCCCGCCCGCGCTTCACTCAGCTCAAAGCTCATCCCCGCGTGCTCCAGCACCTGGTCCACCCACGCCTTGTCATAGCCCTCTGTCTCCTCCCGCGCGCGCAGCTCCACATCACTCACCCACTCCGGCATCGCCACCCACCGCGCATTCTGGATCCGCGTCGTCGTCGGCGGGTAAAGCACATCCAGATACGGCGTCAGCGCCCGCCAGTCCGGTCCCTGGTTCACCTCCTCCACCGCGTAGTAAGTCACCGGCCCGCCCAGCTTCAGCCCCTTCGCCACGCGCACCGCCTCCGCCCTCGGCATCTCATCGTCGAACGCCATCAGCCCCGCGATCAGCTTCTCCCGCTGCGACTCATCGGCCACCATCATTTCAAACCGCGCAGCCGCGTCGGCGATCACCGCTTGCTTCTCCTCCGGCGTCAGCTCCTCCGGCTCCTGGCCCGCCAGCTGTGCCGCCTCAGCCAGCGCCATCTGCGCCAGCTGCAGCGCCGCATCCGTCGCCACCGCCAGCACCTGCTCCGCCGTGATCGTCCGCTGGCTCACCTGCTTCTCAGTCTTCCACCCCACATAGAGCACCGCGTGCCCATACTCCTCAGCGATGTCCGCCCACTGCTTCGCCGCCGTCCGGATCACATAGGCAAATTCATCCAGAAAGTAGTCCGCAGTTTGCCCCCACAGAATCGCCTTGTTCGTCGGATCATCCTCCGTCGCCAGGTTCCGCGGCGCCACCCGCTGCTGTCCCCGGTCCAGCGCCGTCGCCTTGAAAATCACCCGCTCCGCAATGATCTCCTCCACCACTGGCACCCGGCAATCACTCGCCCCCTGCCAAGGGAAAACATCATCCTTTCGCTGCCCAGGCATCAGCTTCCGCCCCGCCGGCCACTTCCGCCCGTCATTCGTCTGCCCCGGCCACCAGCAATGCCGCGTGTCGTGGTTGTGCTCCATCCGGGTAAAGAATTCACTCGCCTGCCCGTCATCCAGCGCACTGCGAATCTCCTTCAGGATGCACTTCACATCCGGCTTCTTGCGCGGGTTCAAAATAGTAACGTCGTTCTCTTTATGCATTGATTGGTTGTGGTTGGTTCGATTGCAAAAACACCCTCACCGCTTCATCGCGGTCATAGTAAGCCCTCACCGAGCCCGGATAGATAACCTTCCTCACCGGCGCCCCTTGCCCCTCGCACAGCTTCCGCACCGTCTTCTCAGACAGCCCAAACCGCTGCCCCATCAGCAGCAAGTCCCCATACCTCACCCGAGGAGCAAAGTCGCGCCGAGCCTCCTCGGCTGTGTAGTTGTACGTCGTCGTCATTCGATTGTCAGGGTTCCGTTGACTCTGCGGAGCGGATAACGCTCCTTAAAAACCTTGATTGCTTCCTCTCTGCTACCCGCCTCAATCGGAGTGAAGCCACCACTCCCCACCCACCCGGTTGCGTTCTCGATGATATGTCCCCAGCCGATCCAAACCGTCTGCAGCTTCGGTTTGCGTCGGAAAAATTTCTTCAACAATGCTTTCATTGGCGTCTTTCCCACTTCGGGCACGTTGCATACATCCCAGTTATAACCTGCGGAAAGCGTGTAGCGTTCTCGTCCGCCGGTTGATTCCGCCGACATTTCCCCTGCACAAAACTCACCCGCCGCCAGTGCCGGCACTCACAGCAAGCCCGCGCCTCCACAGCGTTGAACGCCGCCCTCTTGCGTCCCTTTAGTCCCTTAAGTCCCTTCCCCATCAGTAACACCCTCCTCCCACGCACTGCAGCATCTCCGCCGTGAAGTGCTGCGGGTTCGCAATCACCAGATACCTCAGCACGTCCACCGGATCCTTCATCGCCCCCTGCCGCCCATCCGCGCCGGTCCAGTTCCCGAGACAAAAGATCAGATTCGCGCAGCTCTCCGCGATCAGGATGCTCGGCGCCCGCCCGTGAAACTTGTAGATCCCATTCACCAGCTCCGTCTTGTCCCGCTCGAAGTTGATCCGGTCCGTGATCATCGCCGCCCCTTCACGCACCGTCGTCGAGCCCTGCTCCGCCCCGCTATCGCGCCCCGCGCTGCAGAAGTAGAGCCCATACTCCTGCATCACCTGGATCAGCGTCAGACTCTCCCCGTGCAGCTGCGTCTCAGTGTTCGCGCTCCGCGAGTCCATGATCCGGCACCCATCGAAAATCTGTATTCGCCCTTCGGCTTGGGGAGCGCACGCGCCCTCGCGTGCTGACAGCGGCGCCCCCGCCGCTGCCCCTTCCGTCCCTTTCCCCGCCAGCCGCTGCTCCAACCGCCAAAGCTCCTTCTCCACCCGCTCGATCTCCTGCGCATACTGCTGAAACCCGAGCCCCCAATTCCGCTGCGCCGGCCCGCGCTCCCCATCCAGCTTTTTCCCGCTCCCCATCACCGCCCACTCGCCGGGATCCCCGACGTCATTCGCCTCGATCCAGTCACCAGGCTGCGGCCACTCCCGCGCCACAAAGATCAGCGGCTTTCCAACCGGGTTCGGGCAAACCTTCGCCCAGAGCATGAACCAGTTCCTGCCGTCCGTGCACGGATCCACGATGTGATACCACGTCCCCTCAGCCGGCAGCAGCTCCAGCGGCCGCACGTGCGCCTCGCGACAGAACAGCGGAAACTGCACCCCGCGCTGCTTCGTCGCCACCCCGTAGGCCATCCACAGCTTGTCATCCCGCCCCTTGCGCGCCAGCGTCGCCTTCATCGCCTCCCAGTTCCCCCCGAACGGGTTGTCATAAACGTGAAAGTAAATGATCACCGCCGACTCCGGTAAGTTCAGCCTCACCCGCGGCACCTTCTCATAACCCAGCCGCTCCCCGTTCTTCTCGATCGGCAATATCTCCGCCGGCACCTCCACCAGCGTCGTCGCATACTCCGTCATCAGCGCCACAGTCGGCGTGTAACCCTCCTTCGGCGTGAACGTCATCAGCAGCACCCCCTGGAACAGCCTCGGCAAAAGCGGCTTCAGCCACTTCTCCCACGCTCCCGGTTCATGCCGATGCTTCAGCGCCTCACGCAGCGCCGGCACCAGCTTGCGCGTCTCGCCCGCTTTTGTGATCAACCGCCGCTTCGCCGCCTCCACCCACTGCACCGGAATCAACTCATCCGCCCACACAAAGTCAGGCCGCGGACCTTCCAGCGCCTTGATGTCGCTCTTGTAAAACATGAAGTTCGCCCGGCAGCGGTTCGGCAGCGCGAAAGTGTTATCTGTGAAGCCATTGATCGCGTTGTAATTCAGCTTCACCGCCGCCCCCTTTTTCAGCTTCCCGCTCTCCGGGCGAAACTCGAGCGGCAGCATCTTTTGCGTGAACTGCTGCGGCACCTCCCGCGATGTCTTCTCCTCCTCCGCAAACTGCCAGCAGAGCCAGTCCTCATTTTCCACCATGCAGATCGCGAACCGCTTCGCCGCATACCAAGTCTTCGAGCTGCCATTGCCCCCCAGCACACAGCAAGCGATCGGCTCCCCAGGCTTCGCGCACCGCAGCTCCGCAATCCGCCAATCCGTCTCATGCCAGATCTCCGGCTCGAACCCAAAGCGGTAAGGATCCAGCCGCTCCTTGCGAATAATCTCCTCCCGCCGCGCCACCGCCTCCACCACCCACTCCGCCGAGCGCCGCTGCCGCTGCGCCCCAACCACCGCCGTCACCTCCGTGATGTCATACGGCTCACCCCAATCAATCCCGATCGGCAAATAAACCGCATGCTCCGCCTGCCGCTCCAACACCGCCTCCATCCGAGCACGAAACGCATCCACCGCCGGCACCGCCGACGCGATCGCTGTCTCAGATGAAGGCCGCTCGCTCATCGTTTCACACGCCCGTTTTGCGTCCGCTTCTTCAGTCGGTGATAACACGCCGCGAGCATGCTTCTCGCGAGCCCTCCAATTCCATGCGGGATCAGCGCGCCCTGATCGTTCAACTCGATCAGAGACTTGATGCAGTCGCACAGGTGAGCATCATCGCCGCGGAACTCATCACGTATCGGACGCTTTTTCATCAGAAAGGAATCCGATCGTCGTCCATCTCCGCCGCAGCCGGCGCCGCCGCCGGCTTGCCCTGTTGCTGCTGCTCCCGCGGCTCGAACACATTCGCAATCACCCCGTCATCCCCCGCCTCCAGCGCACCGCTCTTCATCGCCAACATCAGCAGAGACGGGCTCAGCGCGTCACCGTTGAGCTTTATCCACAGCCGCGAGCCATCATGGTAATCAGTCCGCATCAGCGTCCCGATCGTCCGGTTCCGGTTCCTTTTCTGCCCCTGCTTCTCGTAGCTGCCCACCGGCAGCGCGATGTCTCCGACCTTTACGTGAGTCATGGTTAGTGCTGCCGCTGGGTTTGGTTGTTGGAATAGGCTCGCAGCGTCACAGGCTCGAACCGCGCCAGCGGGCCGATGAAGCGCAGCGGCAATGTCGCTTCTCCCCCGTGACGATTTTTTTGCAGCACAAACAGCGCATGCTGCTTGTAACGTTCTTCGCCGATCCGCTCCCGCTCGTAGGCGTTGGGCTCGGAAGTGGGCGTTGGCAGCCACTCCTCTTTTTCGTTATCGTTGAGCCGGCTCCACGGCTTGTATTTTTCCGGCCGATGAATGAAGCCCGCGTAGTCAGCGGCTTTCTCGATCCCGCTCCCGCCGTCGAAATCCCGCAGCGTCGGGATCTTCCCTGGGTTCTCCTCGCTTCCGCGGTTCGTCTGCGCCAGCAGGATGATCACGATCCCCAGCTGCTTCGCCACCGCCTTCAGCCCGTAACAAACCTCAGAGATCCCCAGCCGCTCTTCACTTTGGCCCAGCTTCGTCACCGGCTTGATCAACTGCAGATAGTCGATCAGCACCGCCTTCACCCCATACTTGCGATGCGCCAGCCGGATCCGCGCCTTGATCTCGGAAATCGAATGGTCCGCCGGCTCTTCCCAATACACCGGCGCCGCATGATACTTCGCCGCCGCGCGATGCAGATAAGTCCAATCCTCCTCGCTGAACATCCCCGTTCGCGACTTCGATAAGTCCAGCTCCGCCGAGTCACCCTGCTCCGCTCGCTGCAGCGCGCCCGCGTAGCCGACCACGCAGCGCGTGAGTATCTGCCTCACCGGCATCTCCAGGCTGAACACCTGCAGCGGCGTGATCTTCGGCTCGCCGCGGTGCTCGCCAGTCCCGCAGTAAAAGCTCTCCCGCGGCGGATCCACCGCCATTCGCTCGATGATGCTCCCCATCATCGAGGTTTTCCCCATCGACGGCCGCGAGCCGATGATCAGCATCTCACCGTCCTCAAAGCCAAGAATGCAGCGGTCGATGTCCGGAAACCCGCACGGCACCCCGAACACCGGCTTGCCACGGTTCTCCCACACCGTCTGCAGGTGCTCCAGCACTTCATTCACCGCGTCTGACATCGGCTGCGCGCCGGCGCCACCGTCCCCAGTCCGCAGATCGAACAGCAGCCCCTCCGCTTTTTCGATCGACTCCTTCCACGGCGTCCCGAGATCCTTCGCGCCGTCCTGCAGCGTCGCCGACGCATCACCCATCCGCCGCCGCCCCCAACGGTCCTGCAGCGTCTCCGCGTAGAAAAACCAGTGGTTGCCAGTCGGCACCAGGTCCAGCAGCTCCAGGATCGTCGCCGGGCCCCCGATCTTTTCGAGCGTGCCGCCCCTGATGAAATGCTCCTGCAGCAGCAGCACGTCCAGCGGCTTGCTTGCCGCCTGGAATTCCAGGATCGCGTCCCAAATCAATCGCGTGCCGGGGAAGTGAAACCAGTCCGGCTTCACCACCGCCGTGATCTCCGGCAGCACGTCAGCGCTCGCGCGCAAGGCACTCGCCAGCAGCCCCCGCTCCGCTTCGAGCGAATGGCACCAGTCCCCGAGTCCCACCTCCTCGCTCATGCCGTCGCCGCCTCCCTCGGCGCTCTGCGCATCACCTCACGCTGCTGCGTCACGTGCAGCTCGTGCCACTCCGCCGGCTCGCACTTGAATCGCTCGCGAAACACCCCGCGCCAGTCCCACTCCGGCTCCGGCGCTCCCGGCCCAGGAATCGGCGGCGGCGGCAGCGCGCCCCCCCTTTCCTTTTTTTCAAACCCAACGTGTGCGCCCTGCGGGCGTGGAAGGGCGAGGCTCGTCGGCGCGTCATCCAGCCAACGCTCGCCATTCAGCCAGGTCGTCGCATGCGGGATGAAGCGCGGATTCTGCCACTGCTCGGATGCTTTGGCGCGCTGCAGCCCCTGCAGCACCTCTTCCAGCCGCTCATGCAGCTTGTTTCGGCGGAAAACTTCCAGCGCCTTCTTGCGCCCCTCCCGCCGCGGATACTCAGCCCAAAATCGGTCAAAGGCCAACGCCGCATCACCTTTCACCTTACCGAGAGTTTCAGCGATCTCGATCAGCGACGGCTGATCAATAACTGTATTCTCTCTCTTGTTCTTTCCCTTATGTACCGCGATCACGGATTCCGTGATGTCTGATGTCACTCGATCCGTGATCATCACGGAATCCGTGATGTCTGATGTCACTCCCTGAGTGATGTCTGATGTCACGGATTTCGTGATCGCAGTGCACAGCCGATCAGGGTTGACGCTGATCCAGCGATTGCGGCCGTCGCGCCCGCGATCCACCAGCCACCCCTTTTTTCGCAGCCCGGAAATCATGTTTCGCATCCGCAGCTCGCAGACGCCAAATCGCTCCCCCAGCCAGCCGTCAGCGGCCCAACAACCCTGGCCTTTGTCCATCACGTTGATCTGCGCGAGCAGGCACTTCTCCTGCCAGGTGAGCGGAGACAGCCAGATTGCAGCGTCGATCCAAACGCCCTTGAATTGCGGCTCTGTGCCGGCGGCAGCGCTCAAACCCCCGCCCTCCTTTTTTGCGGTGGCGGCGCCTGGCGCGGCTGCACGCACTCCCAGCTGCCATCCTCGTTTTCCTCGCAGAGAAGCAGCTGCCCCTGCCGCAGCTGCCGATTATCACGCACCCGCACCGCCTTCAGCTTGCCGCCGTCAGGATCCCGCACATCGATCCAGATCGAGTTCGGATAGAGCCGCATCACCGGCAGCATCAGCCGCCGCATCGCCCGCGCCGGCGTCGCCACAGGCAGCCACAGCGTGAACCCGCGCCCCGGCAGCGACAACGCCCCGCCACCCTCTTCTTTTCGCTCTGCAGCAGCCGCAGCGCCATCCGCCGGCACGATGAGCCCCGCCAACTTCTCGATCCCCGCCGGCGTGTAGCAGAGCCTCCTGCGCCCGCCAGTCGTATCAAATCCAAAGTGCGTCCCCTCAGTCAGATGCTCCTCCCGCAGCTTCAGCACCACCACCGGAGAAACGCCGAAGAGCTGCCCGAGTTCCGAATCAGCAGCGGCAGCCATCGCTCCCCCCTCCTTCCTTTTGCAAAATTTTCTGCGTCGCGGAATGCATCGGGCAGCCCGCTCGCGCCCGCGCCCGCACCCCCCCTCCCCCCCCATCACGTCGATCGCGCCACCATTCCGACACCCAGCCAGCCACCAGTTCAGCGGCTCGATCTGGTAAAACATCCGGCGAGACAAGCGGACACATCATTGATTATCAGTGGTTTGTGACACAGCAACGGGTGATCCTTTATCCTCTGTCAGCGGCAAAACAGCCAGATCGAGCCCAGGAGCCGGAAGCGCCGGCAAAGCGTCCCTTTGCGGCATTTCCTCCGCCTCCAAAACCATTGGCTGCGCTTTATTTGCGGCCAGGAATCGCCGCATCTCTGCCAGCTCTTCGGATTCGGTGTGCTCGATCCGAGCCGTGACGCCACCGCTCAGCAGCTCCGCTTTATCGATCAGCGCGCAAACCTCGATTGGCGAGATCAGCCCAGCCCGAGCGCGATCAACCAGCGATTCCAGGGAAAGCGTGATCACCGAGCGCAGCTGACGCAGCGTTCTTTCTTTATACCCTGTGATAGCGCCGGCAGCTTCCGCATCCTCGCGCACCGCGACGACGGTTCGATAATCGAGCCCCAGCAACTCTGCGGTTATCTCCGTGCTTATCCCGCGACCCAGCATTTTGACCGCTGCGCGAAAAAGATGGGGGCGGGTGGCCTTCAGCCGGCTGGCGTCGTAAACGCCGCGCTCCTCGAGCCTCTCCGCGATCTCGATCTCCAGTCCCAGTTCAGTCGTCGCTTTCGGTGCTGGTGGCGGCAGAGGAGGCAGAGCCGATGCCGGCCGCTCGCGCTTCGCCGGCTTCCCTGTCTTCATCTCGATCAGATCACCCATTGCGCGAAAAAGAAGAGGGGCGGGGAGCCAGGCTCGCGGGACGATCAGCCGGCAGCTCCCAGTAAGCCGTTGCGGGAATCCGCTTCTGACCCAGCACGCGCCGGTGAGGGATCACCATGCGCGAGGGATCGTCATCGCGCGGCGTCTGCATCAGCTGGTAAACCCAGGGGACAGACAGCCCCACCAGCTCGGCAAAGTCCGCCACCGAATAAAGCCGCGGTTCCTCGCCGAAGAGCCGGCGCACGTCGCATTCCGGCACCCTCCAGGCGCCATCGACCTTGCGCGCTCCAGGAAAAAAAGGAGAGGGGCCGCGCTCCAGGACGCGCACCACCGCAGCCGCCGGCATGCTCAACCGATCCGCGATTTCCTCCGGCGAAAAAGAGAGGGCGCGGGGCCGACCGCGGCGCGATTTCGGACGCTCGGGAGAAAAAATCTTCACGCCGCAAGCCCCTCCTTTCCAACGCATTGCGCCGTTCGCCGCGTTCGCCTGCAAGATTTGTGTTGCCAAATCTTCGCAGTCAGCGTAATCCTATCGCGACACGAAAAAGCGCGCCGCCGGTTGCACCCGACGACGCGCCCCGAATCAAGCCGCGGCCGAGTGGCCGCACCGCCTGACGAGGGAAGCGTGCCACAACAGCAAAACCGAATCAAACCGTGAACACATACACCGCATCCTTCCGCCGCTTCGCCTCTTCGACGAACGGCGCCACCTCCATCAGCAGCCGCGAGCCCATTTCGCCCGAGCAGCTGCGCCGCCTGGCACCCAGCGTCTTCGCAGAGAGCCGCCACAGCAGCCGCTCCGAGCGTTACGCTTACATTCCCACCAGCGCCGTTTTGGAGCGCCTTGACCGCGCCGGCTTCAAGCCGTTCTCCGTCATGCAAGGCGGGAGCCGCGATGAAGAAAAGCGCGGCTTCACCAAGCACCTGCTCCGCCTCCGCCACATCGCCGCGCCGCTCACAGTCGGCCAGTCCCATCCGGAGATCGTGCTCATCAACAGCCACGATGGCACCAGCGCCTATCGCCTCATGGCCGGGCTCTTCCGGCTGGTTTGCGGCAACGGCATGGTCGTCGCGCAGTCCCTGATTGAAGACGTGCGCATTCCGCACAAGGGCGACGTGGCCGGCGCCGTGCTCGATGGCTGCATTGAGATCATGGACCGCCTGCCCACCGTCACGGCCAGCGTTTCCGCGATGGAGCGCCTCACCCTCACCAGCGGCGAGCAACTCGCATTCGCCAACGCCGCGCTTGTCGCGCGCTACGGCGACGACGAACCGCCGATCAAGGCCGATCGCCTGCTTACCACCCGCCGCGCCGCCGATGCCGCGCCCACCCTCTGGAACACGCTGAACACCGTCCAGGAAAACACCATCCGCGGCGGGCTCGGCTACGTGCAGCACGACGCCAACGGCCGCCGCGCCGCATTCCGCCGCACCCGCGAGATTCGCGGCATCGATCAGAACACCCACGTCAACCGCGCCCTGTGGGCACTGGCCGAGGAAATGCGCAAACTCAAAGGCGCCGCCTAACAAAACAACAACCGCGGCTGGGTCCGATCCCCAGCCGCAACCGCACCCGACGCCATGACCGCACAGCAAAACATCACCCAGCAGCTCCTTGCAGCCCTCAAGATCGCCGATCGTTTCCTTGTCGGCTTTGAAGACACCGGAGAAAGCGAGATCGACGACACCATTCGCACCGTGCGCGAAGCCATCGCCGCCGGCGAGAGCGCCGAAAAGCCCAAGCTCCGCATCCTCGTTGAGACATCCGGCGGCGTCGTCACCGACGTCCACTGCTCCGGCATCGACTGCGAGGCGGAAACCGTCCTGGTCGATTACGACGAAGCCCAAAACGGAGGCGACGAGTCGCCCACCGAAGAGCAGCTTGACGCCATCTGCTCCGCCTTTTACCAAGAGCCCCACTCCCAGTGGGTTCCCTTCTGCGACTGACCCCATGCCCGCCCCCAAAGGCAACAAATTCGCCGCCAAGCCACCCGAGGCATTGGCGGCCGATCGTTTACACATCCGCTCCACCGCCGCGCGCAAGGCACGCTGGCAAGCTGCGGCCGATGCGCGCGGCCTCCCCCTCACAGACTGGGCCACCGCCGCGCTCGATCGCCAGGCAGACGCCGATCTCCCGCCAGACCTCCCGGCGACTCGAGTCTCCTGACTTTCAGAAAAGGTTAACATTCGCGGCTAAAAAAAGGGCTCCTGCTGCCACCACGGCACACGCTCCGGCCGTGCTGCTGCAGCAGCTTGCGGAGAGTGGGAGTGCTCCTGCCGGCTCGTGAAACCCCCAACATCAGCCACCAGACCAGGAGCACCCCCAACAGCCATTCCGCGCCGCTGTTTACTGGGTGGAAAAAGATTCCAGCGCCCACGCACACAGAGCCGCGGCCGCACTCGGGAGAGCAGCAGAGCCTCTGTTCGCGCGGCGCCCATTGCGATCATTCCCCTTTCTGTTCCTCCCGCCTCGTTTGCAGCCACCCGCGCCGCCATGCCGCGCGCTCCAGCTCCGACCACTCCGCCGGCACATCCTGCAGCCGCTTCCCTTCGCGAAAAGCTTCCGCGCCCGCCTCCACGCACTCCTCCACTGGCTTGCCTGGTCCACCCACCACCACGCCGAACGTGGCCAGCTCCTTGACCCAAAAAGCTTTCACTTCCGGCGAGCAATGCGCCATCGCATCCGCCCACGTGGGCCAGCGACCATGCTTCTCGCGGAAGCTATATTGGTAGAAAAGACTCTGCTGGTTGTGCGGCTGCTCCGCATCGTGGACGACAGCGCATTCCGGACATTGCCCCTCCTTCATCCGGCCGCGGAAAAGCCGAAAACCGCCCAAGTGCTGCGCTTCAGCTGGTGCCGCCGCCTCCTCCTCTGCGGTGAACGCCGTCTTACCAACCAGCGGCTTCGCACCCAGCGCTTCACTCATCGCCCAACCTCCCAGCGTTGAGCGCTACCAATCGCGCCGGCCAGCTGCCCTCGCTTCCAACTGCGGCTTTGGATTCGCCGCCGCCGCCGCTCCCACCAGGTGCAAAGCTGCCAGCCACCACCCACCAGCACCGCAGGCACCACGCAGCAAGCCACCCCGCAAGCCAGGACAGCCGCCCCAGGATGCACACACGCAAAGCGCCAGAACCGCAAGGCACCCTCTGCCAAGATTCCAGCGAGATCAGTGCGCCCGGCCGGCTCACCGAGAGAAAGAACGCCGCCCGCGCTATCACCCGTCGCAACTGCCGCCCACGCGCATAGACCACCACACGCGAGCGCCAGCACCGCGGCACCACAACGCAAAAGACCAGCACCCATTGCGTGCGACCCATTTAGCGCGACGACAGTGCCGGCTGCTCCGTCTCCTGCTTCTCCTGTGATTGCGATTCCCGCAGCTTCGCGAGCGCCAGACGCACAATGCCCGATGGCGTGTTGTAAGTCTCTGCCGCGTAGCTCTTCGCGAAGCTGATCAGATCGACGGGGATGCGCACCGTCATGATACGTGCTTCCGTGTCATCCATAGTATTTCACTGAAATACAAAAACCTCTTGCGTCAACGATTTCATTGAAATATTTTGTGTGACGCTGTAGATGTTTACCCCGTGCCAAAGAAAACCACGATCGAGACGGCCCCCTTCAGCTTCCGCCTGTCTGCGACCGATCGCGTTTGGCTCGAGGAAATTGCTGCCAAGAACGGGGTTGATGTCGCTCAGATCGTGCGCTGGGCGCTCGAAGCCTTACGCCAATACGTGGACGCCCACGACGGTCGCCTGCACCTCCCCATCGATATCAAAGACTTTTGGGAGCGTGCGGAATCCGTTAGACCTTTCCCAGCGTTACGGGTGGCCGAACCGCCACCGACAGAACGCTAGCGCCAATCATTCCCGGCCCTTGGCCAGGGAGCGGTTGAGCGCCGCTTGCACGCCATGCCCAAAGCAGCCGGTCCCACCGCCGCGCCATTCAGCTGCCGCCTCAGCGGCGACGATCGGGCTTGGGTCCTCGAACAAGCACGCCGTGCCGGCGTCGATGCTTCGCAAGTCATCCGCTGGTCCATCGCCAGCCTGCGCGAACACATCGCCCGGTGCGGCAACCGCCTCGTGCTCCCCTTCGAGCACGACAGCAAGCCGCGCTGATTCAGCTCCCGCCCAACTCCTCCAGCAGCGCGGCGATTCGCGCCTCCGCATCTCGCAGCTTCGCTGCCACCTCCTCTTTGGTGAAGGTCACCTTCTCCCCATTGATTTGCAGCGTGCCGCCGTTGCGGTTGTGCTGGCACCAAATTTTGATGTTACGCGCATTCTCAAGCTGGCGCGCACGCTCCTCCATCCGCAGCTGAATATTGTTCCGCAGCACCTCCGGTTCAGGCAGCACCTTCCAACCCGTCTCCCCTTGCCGCGCGATCTGCTTCTCGTTGCGCGCCAACCCATACTCCACCAGCTGCCAAGCCTTCCCCGTCGCCGTGTCTATTCGGATGATCACGGGAACCGCTTGGCCGTTCCGGTTGATCATCTGCGCCGCCACGATCTGAAAGCGCGCCGGCGCCGAGGCGCCCGCTCCTGGAGAGTCACCACCCTCCTGCCCCAGCGCGCCACCGGCCAGCAGCACCACTGCGCCCACGGCAACCAGCAGCCATCTCCGCGCTCTCTGCTCCGTGCTCCCTGCTCCTTTCATCCCTCCCATCCCACCACAAAACGCTAACCAAAGTCAAGCCAGATGCCCAAGAGACTCACCCGCGCGGATCGCCTCGCCGCCGCACAGGCAGACATCGGATCCGCCCGCGCAGATTTCGAAGAGCTGCGAGACGAACTGCAGAGCTGGCTCGATAACATGCCAGAAAACCTGCAAGCCAGCAGCAAAGCTGAAGAGCTGCAAACCGCCATCGACGAACTGGAGGAAGGGATCAGCTGGCTCCACGACGCAGAAAACCTCTCCGTCTCCTTCCCCTCCGCCCGATGAGCACCATCGTCTGCCGCCACTGCGGCCAGCCCCTCGAACTCAACGAGCAGCTCGATCTCTACGTTCACCAGGAGAGCGGCAGCGCCCTCGTCATGCAATGCACCGCGTGCGGCGAGCTGCGCCAGGGCGGCTGGACCCGCTGGTGCCCCAGCTGCGGCGCGGAAAAGAGCCTCGTCAAACACCACGGCGCCAGCCCCCTCGCCATCGAGATCCCACGCTCCGCCTGAAATGGCCGACGACCACACCAGCCACTGCGCCCACTGCGGCACCCCGCGGCCAGACTACGAGCCCGAGCGCGGCGGCTTCAGCATCACCGAGTATCTCCGCCGCCGCCACCACGAGCCGCAGCTCGCGCCCGCCCTCAAGGTCCAGATCAGCGTCGCACCCCATCATCCGCGCGCCGCCGCCACCAGCGACCACCTCTGCGACCGCTGCATTTGAGCACGGCATCCGCCACGCCATCGAAGCCCTCCGCCGCCTCCTCACTAGTCCACCGCCACCCCTTTAGTCCCTCACGTCCCTTCCGTCCCTTCTCCGAATGATCAGCCCGCCCACCGCCATCCGCCAGCTCATTGCCGAGATCGATGACCTCCGCCGTGCCCTCGCATACGCCCGCCACACCGCCCGCCTGGAGCGCGACCACGCCGACACACCGAAATGATCTACTGGCGCCGCCTCGCACACCGCGCCGACCGCGATCGCCTCAACGTCATCATCCACGGCCTCAAGCCCCTCATCATCATCTGGCCATGGAATGACAAACGAGCGGTCGTTACCGACTGGCACTGCTACTGGCCCCAGCGCAAACACGACTGAACCCAAAATGACGCAACCACTCATCACCGGACCCTGCGCTGCCGACATTATCGCCGATGCTCGACGCCGGGGAGCCATTGAAACCCGCAAGCGCATCGCTCGCAACGCCTGCATCATTGCCGCCGGCACACTCAACGGCCCCCTCGGCATCCGCAGCAGCAAGGAATCCATCCAGTCGATCGCCGAGTCATCCGTTGCCCTCGCTATTGAGATCGAGATGGCCATAGAGGCGAAGATACCTCCTCCCACGACCGCCGCCTTTCCAGCCTAACCGCCATGCAATCCCTCGATCGCATGATAGCCACCATGCGCCTCCAGCACAAAGGCGAGCGCACCATCCAGTGCTACAGCCAGTGGGTTCGCCGCTATGCCCGCTGGCTTATCCAGCACGGCAGCAACTATCCAGACAGCGCCGCCCGCGCCACCGCCTACCTGACCCACCTCGCGCAGCGCCGCGTCAGCCAGACCACACAGAACCAGTGCTTCAACGCACTCATCTATTTCTACAAACACGGCCTCCGCCAGCCATTGCCAGAAGGCATCAATTCACTCCGCGCCCACGTCCGCCGCCGCATCCGCCGCGCGCCAGACCCCCAAGTTATCCGCAATCTACTCCATCACGTTCAAAACCGCGCCGGCTACCCCACCCGCCTCATCTGCCATCTACTTTACGCCGCCGGCCTCCGCCTCCACGAGTGCCTCCAGCTACGCCTCCGAGATATCAAACTCAAAGACTCCGCCATCGTCGTTCACGGCGGCAAAGGCGATAAAGACCGCATCGTTACCCTCCCCTGCGCACTCCTCCCCGCACTCACCGCGCAGGCCCGCCATGCCGTCGCCGTCTGGCAGCACGATGTTACCGCAGGCATCCCCATCCAGCTCCCCAGCCGCCTCGCCAGCAAGTTCCCCGCCCTCGAAAGGTCCAAAGGCTGGGCATGGCTCTTCCCCCAGCGCGAACCCTGCGAAGACCCAGCCAACCGCGCGCGCAAAGTCCGCTTCCACCTCCACGAGGCAAACGTCCAGCGTGCCATGAGCGATGCCTGCCGCCGCCTCAAACTCCCCGAGCCCATCACCCCTCATCACCTCCGCCACGCCTGGGCAACCCACACCTACCGCCGCGGCACCCCGCTGCGCGATATCCAGGAACACCTCGGCCACTCCCACATCAACACCACCATGGTTTACCTCACCCCCGACCCCACACCCATCGCCAGCCCCTACGATGCACTTGGAATCAAGGTTTAACGCAGAATCCAGCGACAGCCGACCATGAGCACCCCGATTCACACTGAGCCAGCGTCGGCTGTTCGCTGGGATGACTGGTTGCGCGGCGCGCCGCCAACGGCTCGCGTTTTCCACCACAAATATCCGTGGGGGGATAGCTGGCACTACGCCGCGTGCGGGAACGATGATTGCAAGGTGAGCACCGGAATCCACGAGGGGCCAACTTTCGGGCGCGGAAAACTGTCTATGTCCGGCTACTGGGAAATACCCTGCGAAATCTGTGCTCGCGATTTCGAACGCAGGTTCCCGAACGACGGAGAAGCGTGGCCTTTTGTCACGCCGCGCAACGCAGAGGTCACCGACGCGAAGCGTTCGGCGCAGTGACGGGTTAGCCGCTGAATTTTATGGACCAATCATTACTCACAAAGCTCGAAATCCTGCGCACTGCCGCGCCGATGCCATGGTATCTCGACCAAGACAACAACGAAGGCATTTGCGTTAAAGACTCGACTGGAGAAACCGTGTTCTATGAGGACTACGGTTGCGTTCCAGACGAACATCCGAACCGATCCGAATTGCTCGATGCAGTAGTCAACCGTGCGCGGGCGCTCGGGCGGTTCCTTGTCGAATGGAGCGGAACCGCCAGAGCCGCTTGCACTGAATGCGGGAGTATCGCCGGCAACGGCATGGGGCCATGGGGCGCTTGCGGCACATGCAAAGGGGCAACGTGGCCGAGGCACACGCGAGCCAGACAAGAGTTTGAGGCGGCAAAGGCGGCTAACGCAGAAGCTGAGCAGCAATGAACATAGTCTGTCCAACCTGCGGCGAAAGCTACAAGACGCACGGCACCGCCTGTCAGCCGCGGCACTCGCAGGCTGCTCCAGCGCCCTGGTTAGACGCCGGCTCGGCTCCCGCTTCCCCGAGAAGGTATAACGTGACGTGGCCGCACGATCACCCGACTCTCAAGACGGGCGACGAAGTGGTTATGGTCGAAAGCCCTCGACCCGAAATGCGGAACTGGCTGCTGCGCGTGAGCGACATGACGCTCCATCCCCTCAAGGACGAGAACGACCAGTATGTGCACTTGGTCGCGGCGTCTAACGAACAAAGCTGAGCCAAT